TTAACAGCATTAACATCTAGTGCATCAGATGATGTATTACCTATAGTAGACACTAGTGCAACTGCCACTAAGAAAATGACTATAGCAAATATATTTAAAGATATACCTGTAAGTGTAGGCATTAATTTTGATAGTCCTGCATTAAAACTTCATGTAGTAAATGATTTAGCATCAAGTCCACTATATGCAAGTAATCAATGTGCTGTATTCGAAGATGATAACAGACCAGGTATACAAATGGCTGGTAGTGCTAATAACATAGGATTAATAGACTTTGGAGATAATGCTGCATTTAACTCTGGTGGTATTCATTATAAACACGCATCAGATTCATTTGCTTTTGTTGCTGCTGGTGATGAACAAATAAGTTTATCTAATGGTGTACTTGGACCAGTAACAGATTCAGATGTAGACTTAGGTACTTCCTCTTTGTACTTTAAGGATGCATTTATTGATACTATTACAACCACTGGTGCTATTAATGGTTTTGCCAAAAGATGGACAGCTTATACTGCAAACTTTACAGCAGTAGCTGGAGACAGAATACTAGCTGATACATCTGGTGGAGTATTTACAGTAACACTACCTGCATCTCCTGCAGTTGGTGATGAAATACATATACTAGATAGTGCTGCATCATTTGATAATAACAATTTAACTGTAGCTAGAAACGGAAAAAAAATACAAGGATTAACTGCAGACTTAACTTTAACAACTGAGAATACAGGTATTGGACTTGTGTTTATGTCTGATACATATGGTTGGAGAGTTTTAGTTGATGCATATGCTGTAGATACAACGGAGCTGTAATATGTCAGATATATATAATCCTAATCAGGATATACATATAGATAAGACAACAAGTAAACTTGTAGTAAGAAAATCACAAGATACTCAGTCTATACTTAAACAAAATAAAATATCTAGAAATCATACTCAAGAACAAAAAGGTGAGTTTCAACGTATAGCACAGATACCTTTGATTGCATTACAAATTAAAACAAAAGAACTATTTGGTCATTCTAACTATCATAAATTACATAAAGATGATCAAAGAGATATTATTAAAAAGATGATTAATAGTAATGAGTTCCAAAACTTTAGAGTAGGAAGTAAAAAATTATAATGGCTTTAAACAATTATGCAAATTTAAAAACAGCTATTGCTAATTTCTTAGCACGTGATGACTTAACCACAGAGATTGATGACTTCATAGATCTTACTGAAGCAGACTTTAATCGTAGATTAAGAATACGAGATATGGAAACTGTTAATACTTCATTTACTATTGACACAGAAACAGAAGCATTACCTACAGGATTTTTACAAATAAGAAGTTTTATTTTAACTAGTACTAGTCCACAAAGAGTATTACAGTTAATGACTCCTTATCATCAAGCAGATACACAAGACTATACTAACTCTGGAATACCTAAAGCATTTTCTATTGAAGGATCTAATTTTAGATTTAGTCCTGTACCTGATTCTACATATACAGCTAGAATAGTTTTTTATAAAGCCTTTGATAGTATTGATGCTACAACTACAACTAATACTATTCTTACAAAGTTTCCTGATATATATTTATATGGTGCATTATATTATGCATCAACATTTCTTAGAGGTATGGATCAACAAACAGTTGTACAATTTAAAACTCAGTATGAAGCTGCTATCAAACAAGCAGAAGATGCAGATGATTTAGATAAATACAATGGCTCACCTTTAATTCAAAGATCAGGTATTAATATTAACAATCTAGATAACGTAAGATAATGCAGTTACCTTTTGGAGAGTGGTTACCAGATTTACCAGATCATGTTAATCCTGGTGCAACTCAAGCTAAGAATGTATTTCCTGCTGTAAATAGTTATAGACCATTTAATAATATAGCTGCTACTTCAAGTAATGCTACTGATGCAAGAACACAAGGTGGTAAAGCATTTAAATCAGATAGTGGTGTTGTATCTATCTTTGCTGGTGATGCTACTAAATTATATAAACTTACTGCTAATGCTTTTGTTGATGAAAGTGGTGGTACTACATTTGCTACAGACACAAACGGTTATTGGGATTTTGTTAGATTTGGTGAAACAGTAATTGCATTTAATGGAGTTAATCCTCCACAAGCATGGACATTAGATTCATCATCAGACTTTGCTGCATTATCAGGATCACCTCCTACCTTTAGACATGCTGCTATTGTTGGTAATTTTATAGTTACAGGATTTCAACCTACATTACAAAACAAAGTTCAATGGGCTAGTTTTAATAGTGCTACTGCTTGGACCGCAGGTGTAAATCAAGCTGACTCTGAAACACTACCAGAGGGTGGTGTTATTACAGGAGTTACTGGTGGACAGTTTGGATTAATATTTCAAGAAGATCGTATTACTCGTATGGATTATCGTGGTGGTAATGTTGTATTTTCTTTTAGAAGAATAGAAGATAATAGAGGAGCTGTACAAGGTAAGAATATAATACAAGTAGGTAATATGGTTTATTACTTATCTGAAGATGGTTTTTATGTAACAGACGGTTCTAGTTCTAAACCTATAGGTGCAAATAAAGTAGATCGTTTCTTTTATAATGATCTTAAATTTACATTAAGAGAAAGAGTTAGAGCTGCATATGATCATGAAAATAAATTAGTTATGTGGTCTTATCCTTCTGCTACTGGTAATAATTCTAATACACACAATGATAAGATATTAATCTTTCATATAGCTAGTAATAGATGGTCTATAGTAGAATTAGAACATGAAGTTATTATTGATTATTTATCACCTGGATTTACGTTAGAAGATTTAGATGACTATCCTACAGCAGGTACTAATGATTTAGATGCTATAACAGTATCACTTGATAGTGCTGTATTTATTGGTGGTTTTAGATCTATAGGTGCATTTAATACTGATCACAAACTAGGATCATTTGGTGGTGATTCTTTAGAAGCAGAAATAGGCACTGGAGAAACAGAAATATTTCCAATGAATAGATCTTTAGTTACACATGTAAGACCTATAGTAGATACTACTGCTGCTACAGGAACATTAAGTTTTAGAAATAGAGTTGCTGATACTGCTTCTAATACTGCACAGGCTAGTATGCATAGCACAGGCACACTACCATTTCATAAATCAGCAAGATATTTTAAATTTAACTTAACTATACCTGCAGCTACCACATGGTCAGATGCACAAGGTATAGATATAGAAGCAATCAAAGAAGGTTATAGATAATGGCACAGTTTGACGATTTAGTAGCAAAGTATAGAAACTTAACTTATGGTAGACTAGCAGGTAATAATCCATCTGCTATTCAATCTTTGTTAAATACAACAGATAAATCCATATCTAATCCACAATACTTTGGTAATATAGATCCTCAACAACAACAATTTTTAGAAACACCTTCTGGTTTTATTGCACAAAATCAATTTCAAATAGATCCTAATACTGGTATTCCAATGTTTCAAACACCTACTTCTGAAGCTATTGCACAAGGTATTGAAATGGGTGGCGGTTCTGCTGCAACTTATGATCCTAATATAGACTATGGTGATCCTGGTTATGCAGGTGTAATACCTGCAGATCCAGTTACTGGTTTAGTAGGCACAACAGCAACTCGTGATCCTGATTTACGTGAAGGAAGATATGGTGAACGAGGAGCTTTTGGTAAAGGAGAACCAGAACCATCTTATAATCCTAATTTATTAGGTCAGTATTTTGGTTATAACAATCCAAACTATGCTCCAAGTCCTCTTGCTGATGCAAGTACTATTAGTGATTACTATAGTAGACAACAAAGAAATGTAGATTTAGACGAACGTATTTCAACTAATCCAACAACTTATGGTTATACTGGCCCTGTTAAACCTACTGGATTTTTAGGTGCTTTAAGCAATATTGGTAAAGACAAAGTATCTGGTAAAGGTACTCCTGAAACTACAAAAGAAGCATATGAACGAGCAGTGCAAACAGAAAAAGAAATAGCTGAGGCTACAAAAGCAGCAGCAGACAAATTTGCAAAGCAACAAAAAGCAACAGAAGGTGATCAAACTGGTCCTCAATCATCAGATACAGATGCATCTGGTGGTATAAGTGATGCTCAAAAACAATCTGGTGGAAGTTCATCTAGCGGAGGAACAGGAAGTATTGGTGCTGGTGGGGCTGCAGGTAGAGCTAAAGGAGGTAAGTATGGTAAAGATGGTCAAGGTAACTGGTAATGGCTAGTAAACAAAATTTAGAATATGTTTATAACTATCCTGCTTATACTTTAGAAGGTGTATTATTATCACAATATGAGTTTCAATTAGTATCTGAAGATGTTGTAAATCAATTAGTAAGATATCATAACGTAGAAAATCAGGAGGTAACAGCATGGTTTCTAGCATAGATAAATGTAATAATTGCGATCACGTTTGTCATTGTGGTAAAGATGGTGTATGTGAATATTGTAGATGTGATAATTGTGAACACAATCCACTTGATGAATTTTGGAAATCACTACTACAATTAAATATGCATAAAGACTAATGGCACATACTTATAAAAACTCAAAGATAGATTTAACCACAACTAATGCAACTCCATTAATTACTGTAGCTACTGGCTCTACTGTTATTGTAAAATCTATTATAATATGCGAAGATAGTAATAATGATGACAGTATTTCATTAACTATAGTAAATGATAGTGATACATTTCAGTTTTTAAAAGATGCAGCTATTGGAGCTAAAGCTACTATACAAGGTATGGGCGGACATAATGCTACACTAGTATTAGGTGAATCTGATATATTAAAAGCTACTGCTGCAACTGCAAATAGATTACACGTAATAACAAGTTATTTAGAAATTACATGACAACACCTGTATACGTACCTAAAGAAAATATTAAAGAAGTCTTTCCTATTGTACAAGATTCAATAGATAAAGCATTAAAGTATTCTGGAAATCATTTTATTGTAGAAGATATTTATAATGATTTATTAGATGGCAAGATGCAACTTTGGGTTTTGTGGAATGTTAATAAAAAACAAAACTTTCAAGGTTGTGGTGTTACTAAAATATTACAAAGAACTAATAGTAAAGCTCTTAATATATTTATTGTAACTGGTCGCAACAGAAAACAATGGCAAGATAAAATGCCATTAGTAGAAGATTGGGCTAAACAAAATGGTTGTACACATATTGAAACATATGCTCGACCAGGATGGTCTAAACTACTTAAAGAACAAGATTATAAAATAACACACTATTTATTAGAAAAGAAATTGGAGAAATAATATATGTCATCAGGAGGCGGTACTACCCAAACATCTGGCGAAGTAATCCCATATGCACCAACCGAACCATATTTAGCGGATATACTACAACAAGCAGAAAATATTTATGCAAGTGATGTAGGCAAATCTTATTTTCCATCATCAACTGTTGTGCCTTTTGCACCACAAACTCAACAAGCATTAAACTTAACTGAAGCTCAAGCGTTTGATCAAATGAGTGGATCTAATTTATATAATCAAGCAGGACAAACATTTGGTGATGCTGCAAGTGGAGCTATGGGTACTTCATATGGTGGTCCTAATTTAGGTATGGGAATGGGTAGTTCTTATACTGGTAGAACTGGTTATGCTGGTGGACCTGCATATAATCAATTACAACCTGGTGGAGATTATTTAAGTGATGTAAGATCTACTATTGCTAGTGATGTAATGGGTAATATACAATCTCAATTTGGTGGTCAAGGTAGAACAGGAACTAGTCCTATGGCACAACAAGCTGCTTCAAGAGGAATTACGCAAGCCTATGCACCTATTGCACAATCTGCTGCAGAAGCAGAAAGAGCAAGAGCTTTACGTTCTTATGAAGCAGATTTAAATAGATTTCAACAAGCGCAAATGTCTGATATTGGCAGACAACAACAAGCTGGTGAATCACAATTAAGAAGATTATATGGAGGATCTCAAGCAGATATAGCTAGACAACAAAGAGCTGCAGAGTCTGCATTACAAAGAAGATTAACTGGTGCTAGTGCATTGCCTGGTATTCAATCAGCTATGGATCAAAGAATAGCTGGAGGTATATCTGGACTAGGTGGTGTTGGTGGTGCTTACGAAGAACTTGCTGGTAGACAAATGCAAGATCAAATTAACAGATACGATTTTGAACAACAAAGTCCATATGCTAGACTTGCTGCTTATTCTCAAATGGTAAATCCAATAGCAGGTATGGGTTATGCTGGTACATCATATCAACCAGATGCTAGTCCATTAATGTCAGGATTAACAGGTGCTATGCTTGGATCACAGTTAAGTTTCTTAGGACCTGCTGGACCAATCATTGGCGGTATTGGTGGATTAACAGGATTATTATAGGAGATTATTATGGCAAATACATTCACAGGTTTTTTAGATGGACAATTAGATAAAGATGGTAATCGAGTATATTCATATCCTTTTCCTAGCGAGTCTTTAATTGGACCAAGAAATGTACTTTCACGAGAAGATTACTTACAACAAAAAAGAATAGCTGATGCAAATAGAATAGCGTTAGCTAAACAAAATGAAGGTTATTCATTTTTAGATTCACCATTAGGAACAGCAACATTAGGTTTAGTAAGTGATGCTGAAAGAGTTAGTAAATATGGTGTTGAAGCAGGTAAAACTGGTTTTAATAAAATTGCAAATGTATTTGATCAATATATAACTAAACCTATATCAACACTTTATACAGATACATCAGGTAAAACTCCAAATATTACTGATAATTTAAAATTAATTAATCAACAACAAATTGATAAAAGAATTAAAGGCAGAGATGCTACATTTGATCAACCTAATTTAGTAATAGATGAAGGTAGTTTATTTGGTGATTGGGCTAAAAGTACTGCTAATTTTTTAGCACCATACTTACAAAAAGCAGTAGATTTACCACCAATAGATCCTGATAGCATAACAAATATATTTGAGAAAGATATTGATTCTGGTAAAATTCAAGACTCAACACAAACAGATGTAAATAGTATTATAAATGCTACAAGTGTAGCTACTAATAGTAATGGTACAATATCTACTGCAAGTAATCAATTAACAGAAGCAATGGGTACAGATAAAAAGACTGAAGGTTTTTTAGATAAACTTAATTCAGGTATTGATACATTCTTAAATGATCTTGATAAACCAGGATTTCAAACTGCATTAGCTATGCATATGGAAGCTAAAAATGGTGGTGATATTACCAGTGTATTATTTGAAGGTATGAAAGTTAAAAAGAAAGCAAAGAAAGATGCACTAGCTGCACATGCTAATAACTTAGCTGTTAGTAAAGCTGAACTACAAATATTAAAATTGTATCAAGATTTAAATAAAGCTGATGAACCAAGTAAGAATTTAATTAATGCTGCAACAACATTGATGGAAAAACAATATGAACTTGGTGATCAATCTACAGGCGCAGGATTTGCTGTATCATCTATAGCTATGGGAATTAAAAAACAAAATCCTAACATGACTGAATATGAAGCATTATTACAAGCAGTACAATTAGCTGAATCTACTAAGGCTTTAGAAAAAGATAAATGGTTTACTTGGGGTGGTAAGTTTGATCCTAGTAAATTATTTACTGCTACTGCACCAGCAGTTTCTACAGGGATACCTACTTCTAAATCAGATATGTTAAAACAATTAATGGCTGCAAATACAGGTGTATCTGAAGCAGAAATATTACAATATATAAATACAACTTATCCTAGTTTACAGTAATGGCTATAGTAGATCCTTTTAAATCTACTGGCATAGTTGATCCATTTGTTAGTAAAGATACTGGTATAATAGATCCATTTGCACAGCCACAAGAAGCACCAGGTTTTCTTGATACTATTAGATTTAATTCTTTACAAGGATTATTAGATCTATGGAGATATGAAAGTATACCAGTTGGTTTGTATCAAATAAAAACAGGTAATACTAAAAAGAAACAAGCACAAGAAGCTGTATCTTGGTTAACTGCTAATCCTGATAAAAAAGATACTGATGAATATAATCAATATAAAAAAATTGAACGTCTATATGGTTATACATTAGATGAAACACCATTTAATGTATCTGTATTAAAAGAAGCATTACAAGCTAATCCAGGTATGTTTTTAGGTGAAATGACTAATGCATTAGTTGCAGATCCTTATTTAATAATACCATTGTTTTGGGAAGGTTGGATTGCTAAAGGTGTACAAGCTACTAAGACTGCACAGAAAATTGCAAAAGTTGTACCTAGAACTACATCAGGTACAGCTAGAGCTATAGCATCTGTTCCTGCTATGACAGCTTATAGTAGTATACAACAGCTATCAGAAGATGGAACTATAGAACCTAATAGATTAGCTACTGAAGTAGGACTAGGTGGTACTGCTGCATTTGGTATGGGTGCATTATTTGCAGGTGCTAATGGTAAACTAATGAATGCTTTAGGTACTAGTGGTAAAGATTTACAAGAAAATTTAAGAGCTGCATATGTTAAAAGATTTGGTGAAACAGGTGATCGTTTAGCTAAATCTATAATAGATGATGATATTACAACTGACATGAATGTAATTATGGATAGATTGTTAAAAGATATTGCAGAAAAAGAAACAGGTATTAAAATTAAAGATGCAGATGTTTTAGATACTGAAGGTTTAACTACACAAAAATATTTAGCTAGATTAACAAAAAAAGCTGACAAAGAAAGTTTTGATGCTGACTGGAGTACTAACTTTCTTTACAAACATGCTAAAGAAAATGGTATTGTTTATAATCCAAAAACTGATAGATTTAAACTTATAAAATCAGAATTAGAAACTGAATGGAATAGTAAATTTAAAAATAAGTTTTTAGACTTTGATGACTTTATTGAATACAAAAGAAACAAAGCTAGAATTAAAAACGATAAAAGATTTAAAGATGCTAGTGAAGCAGCTATAGAAGAAGAAGGATTGATAAGAACTCTTAGACAAAAAGAATCTTTTCATAAATTTAATCAAGCTATAAAAGATGAAGTTACTCCTTGGGTTAAAGAAACATACGCAGATCTTATACAAAAAAACAATAGACGTTTTTATCATGTAGGTAATATAGTAGAAAAATCTGAAACACCTTTAATGGTTGGAGCTTTACTAGGAGCTGGTGGTTATCTTGCTACTGGTGAAGATGAGGCTTTTTGGAAAGCAGCAGCTTTTGGTACTGGTGCTATTACTGTAGGTAAAAGTGTAGGTAGTATTGTATCTAGAATTAAATCACTTAAGTTAGGTAGAAAAATTCAAGACTCTGGTTTTAAAAATATTAAAACTAAACTTAATGAGATTAAACAAGACTTACCAGAAGGCAAAGCTCTTGATGATTTATCTATTAAAGATTCTCCAGATTTTTATTTAGATCCTAAAATTAAAAAAGCAGATCTTAGAAAACTAGGTATAGCAGAAGAAGTACAACAAGCTAAAGGTTTAGCTGTATCTCGTTATTTACTTGATGACTATAGAGCTTATACTCAAGTTAATTCTATTGATATAAATAGAGTAGCTAATCAAATAGCTGTTAAATTAGGTACACCTGAAAGAGAAATAGAAGTTACTAAATTTTTACAAGGCGATAAAACTGTTAAATTAACTCCTGATGAAATTCAAGTAGCTAAAGATATCCGTAAAATTTATGATGATGTGTATGATACATTTCAAACTACAGAACTTAGATTTAAATTTTATGAAGATTATGTAACTGGATTTTGGAAGTGGAATGAGTTTACAGATGATATAGGTTTTGCAACACAAGTAAGAGATCTTGTAACTAAATCTAATCCAGCAGGTATGAAAGGTAAAAACATATCACAATTAGAAAAAACATTTCCAAGTTATGAAGCTGGTATAGCTAAAGGTTTAGAACCACAAACACTTGAGATTAGTAAAATTCTTGCTAAATATTTAAACTCTGCTACTAGAGCATTAGGTCAAAGAAGATTAGTTGCTATGTTAGAAGAAGCACCTATACCAGGTATGGGAGATGGTGCTGGTGGTATAGCTAAGTTAATGTATCGTAATACTGATTTACCTAGTACAATAAATCCAGTTGATTATGTTAAGTTTTATCATCCTGCTTTCTTAAGCAAATCTATTGATCCTTCAGATCTTACTAAAAAACAAAAAAATGATTTTGCACCTTATGTATTAAAAGAAGCAGAACCATTATTAAGAATGTTATTTGATGCTAAAGATGAAGGCTCAGTACTTAAAGCTATATCTAATATAAATTTTTTAATGAAAAGATTTAGTGTAGGCTATTCATTCTTTCATGCATTTACATTATTAGAAAATATGATGTTTACTGGTATGAGTTTTAAAGAAGCTGGTAAAACTGCAGTACGTGCAGGAGCTTCTAATAAATGGACAGATAAAAAAGTACCTATTATAAGTTGGAATAGAACTACAGCTAAAACTATACTAGAAAGATCTGGTCACTATGATGATCTTAAAGTAGCAACTAGAGCTGGTGTAGAGTTTAGTCATCCTGAAGATATTGGTTATAATAGATTTTATAATATACTTGGACAAGCACAAGCAGCATTAGATAGATCTCCTATATGGGGAACCTATCTAGCTAAACAAGGTATTAAGTATGGTATCGAATTACCATTTAGAGTTATTGATAATATTACATGGGATCGTGTATATAATGCTGGTAAGCTGTATGCATTTCAAACTGCAACACTTAAGTTATTGCAAGATCCTAAATATAAAAATGTTCCGTTAACTAAAATTCATCAAGTAGCTGCAACATATACTAATGATGCATATGGTGGATTAAACTGGACTAAACTATACATGGATACAAGTGATCCTGTATTAAAATATATTAAATCCAAAGCGTACAAACCATCAGGTAGAAGATTAATGCAAATAGCAATGTTTGCGCCTGACTGGACAACTGCAAACTTTAGGATTGTAAGTAGAGCATTTCCTGGATTAAACAAAGATAAAATGTCTAGGAAATTATATGCAGCTTATGTAACAAGAGCTGCATTAATTATAGGTGCTGCTGGTATGGGACTACAACAAATGTTTACTGGCACAAACCTATTAGCTAATCAAGATCCTACTCGTGTAGATCTTGGTAATGGTATGCAATTAGTGCTATCAAAACAATTCTTTGAACCACTTCACTGGGCTGTACATCCATTTAAAACAGCAGTAAGTAAACAAGGAATGTTACTTAAAACAAGCGAACAATTATTCTTTAATAAAAAGTTCTTGACAAGCCCATGGCCTAGTCCTATCAGTAAAAGAGATGCTTCATTATTACGTAAAGCATATGATTATGGTAGTACAGCAGGTATGGCGTTTGTACCTTTTTCATTAAGAGGATTAATTGAAGAAGCAATGGATGGTGGATTAGACTTTCAAGATGCAGTAGGCTGGATTTCAGGAAGTTTAGGACACCCAATATATAATATACCGAGACCAAGCAATAGTAAAATGCCTGGACTCAGAACAATACAAGAATATTTAAATATTAAATAGGAGAAAACAAAATGGCTGGAACAGGCGTAGGTAAATTTAGTTCAACAGGAAGTAACAATACAAGTAACATGACTGTGAACTTTGCAGAAAACATGGCACCAAGTAATGTCAATAATGCTGCAAGAGAACTCATGGGTCACATGAGAGACATGTATGAACAACTTGGAGACGGATACTTTGAGTTTGGTGACGGAGATGGTACATATACAGTAGCACGTAGTGATGCTGATACTATTACTATAACTTCATCATCTGACATCTCAGGTGTATACTTTGCAGGTAGAAAGATTAGAATCACTGATGGTGGTGCTAATGTGGTAGAAGGCACTATTGCTTCATCTTCACACTCATCTACTACACAGACTGTAAACTTAACAGGTATCTCTTTAGCTTCTGGCACTCCTACCAAAGTTGAATTAGGTATAGATACTGCTGCGTTTGGTGGTCGAGTAATCCTTGATGATGATGGTGATACTTACATTGAAGCTCCTAC